TTGGTAAAATGGATCCATACGTAAATAAAGGTAACATAAGAACGTTTTCGAAAGATGTAAATAAACTAGAATTAGTTTGGCACCAAGACGCTGAAGATAGAGATATCGAAGTATTAGAAGGCAAGGGATGGGAATTACAAATGGATAATGAATTACCCTTTGAATTAGTAAAGGGAGATCGTATATTTATAACAGAAGGTAGAATACACCGAATATTAAAAGGTACTACCGATTTAAAAATAAAAATAAATGGATAACTTTGATTTAAAAAAATATTTAGCTGAAGGTAAGCTCTTTGAACAAGATAGATATAAAAAAGTAGAAGACGATGCACAAGATGGTACCTTTTATGTTTCCGGATATGATATGGAAAATGAAAGAGATATCGATGATTATTTTGTTGATCTAAATTATGGTAAATATAAATCTGCTACTCAAGAATTATTAGACCTTGCTATGGAACAAGGACACGAGTATGAAAGTGTAGAAGATTATTATGAATATGTTGAGGGTTTTGAAAATGATCTTAAAGATTATGCTGAAGGTGAAGAAGTACCTGATTGGAAGATGAATGATCTAGCTATGCGTTATGGAACTGATTATAGTCAATTTTACGGTGAAGAAGAAGATGAAGACTATGATGAAGAAGAATATGAAGATTATTAAAATAAAAAACATATAGGATAGATTCATAGCCTATCCGATTAGAAATAATTAAAGAGATCTGTGGCCTCCATTTGGAGGTCACATTTAAGTTTCGTATATTAACGTGTTAAAAATAGAAGTATAGATGGATATAGATAAAGAATTTTATTTAGTAAGAAAAAATGAAGGTAATTCATTTCAAAGATTAATGATGTTTTTTTTAGAACAAAACAAAAAACATGGTGCAGATTTCGGAGTAGCAGGAATGTATAATACTTTAAATAGATTTTATGGTGAGTAAAAACATAGTAATGATTGGAGCAGGTGTAGCAAATGTAAATGCTGCTACTAAGCTAGTTGACAATGGATTTAAAGGTAAAATCACTATTATTGATATGGGTAAAGACCCATATTTAAGGCCATATGAAGAGGTAATGACAGGTTTCCTAGGAGCAGGAGGTTGGTCTGATGGTAAATTAACTTATCATACTTCAATTGGAGGGCAATTATCTAAATATTGTGGTGAAGAAAAAGCAATGGAATTATTTGATCAGGTGATAGATAATTTTAAACGTTTCCACCCTAAACCAGAAGAGGTGCAATGTTCAAATCCAGTTGCAGAACCAGATTTTATTAAGCCTTATTTTGGACTACGTTTATTCCCTGTATGGCATGTTGGTACTGATTATTTACACGAAATAGGTAAAAATTGGTATGACTTTTTAGTTGATGGGGGTGTTGAATTTATTTGGGAAACTAAAATAGATGATATTGATTTTGATAATGAATGGGTTTATTGTGATGGAGAAAAAATGCAATATGATGAACTTATCTTTGGTGTAGGCAAATCAGGTATTGATTTTGGTAAAAAATTAGCTGAAAAATATAATTTACCAACTGAACCAAAACCCGTACAAATTGGTGTTAGATTTGAAGCACCACAAAAACACTTTCAAAAATTAATTGATATAAGTTATGATTTTAAATTATATAGAAAATTTGAGGAAGCAGGAGTATCACTTCGTTCCTTTTGTACTAATAACAATGCAGCTTATGTAGCTGTAGAAGAAACATACGGTAACCATTCATATAATGGTCACGCTAAAAAAGACGAAAAGTTTAGAAACGATATGACCAATTTTGGTATTCTAATGGAAGTTAGAGGTATTGAAAAACCATTTGAATGGTCTAGAGATGTAGTAAATAAACTACAAAAAGATGGTACAGGATTATATTATAGTCCAACTAGAGAACCATCAACAACATCAGAAGGTGTAGATGTATCAGCAATTAAAGTAGATACAATGCATGAAATAGCTAAAGCAATGCAACCATATTTTTGGTATGTATTGGATTTTATTGAAGACATGAAAAAAGTATTTCCAACATTGAAAGATGATTGGGGTATTTATGTGCCTGAAGTAAAATACCTTTCTCCTGAGCCGCTTGTCGATTATACCAATTTAGCCCTCACCAAGTATCCTAACGTTCACTTTGTTGGCGATGCATTATCAGCTAGAGGTATAACGGTAAGCGGCGCACAAGGAACTTATGTTGCTGAATCACTTTTGGAGGATTAAAATAAATTTCGTATATTTACAATAAACAAAAATTATGTCAGATAAAACACCATTTCCACAGAGTAGAAAATTAAAAAAAGTAGACGGAACCATTGCTTACGTATGGGACGGTAAATTACATAATTGGGAGGGGCATGCTTTAATTCCTGAGGGTAATGAAAAAAAAGGAGAATATCATTTATATGGTATTAAACATACCAAAGAAGAATGGAGTGAGGCTAGATCTCAAAGAGAAGGATTACCTTATTATAAAAATCAATCAATGAAAGCACACCTTTCAGATTATAGAAATTAAGATATGAAAATAGGTTTATGTGGTACAATGAGTGTAGGTAAAACTACATTAGTTAATGCTTTAAAAGAAACAAAACAATTTAAAGATTATATGTTTAGAACAGAGCGTTCTAAATTTTTGATGGAGCAGGGTATTCCACTTAATACTGATTCTACATTAAAGGGTCAAACTGTATTTTTAGCTGAACGCTGTGCCGAATTAATCCAAACAGATATTATTACAGATAGAACAGTAATAGATGTTATGGCATTTACTTTAAATGCAAAATCTATACCTCATCAAGATAAAGAGGCATTTGAAACTTATGCTAGTGAATTTATTAGAGATTATGATTTTATATTTTATATTTCTCCTTATGGGTTAGATATTGAAGATAATGGAGTACGTGAAACAGATGAACATTATAGGGATTTAATTGATTTTACTATTACTACATTAATTAAAAGACATGGCCATAAAGCAGGCAAAATAGAAAAAATATCTGGATCTACAGAGGAACGTATTCAACAAATATTGAATATTACAGGCCTTTAACATATTTATAATAAAACCTTATTATAATGAAAAAATCTGAATTAAAAAATTATATCAGAGAAAATATTATCTCTACCCTATCTGAGGATACTGAGGCAGAAATTGCTAAAACTAAAGAATTAACTTCAGCAATCAAAGATCTTGAAGCTGCTAAAAAAGAAGCTGGTATAGAAGAAGATGCAACCCCTAAAGGTGAAGATTTTTTTTATGATTATTTAGATATTGGTATGTCTTATTTAGAAGGATTTGGTAAAAAACATTCTTTAGATGACAGTCAGTTAGAAAAACTAGGTAAAAAAATAGTAGATCAATTATATAAAGGTGATGTTGGTAAAGCATATGATGCGATTGTTAAAAGAGGTGTAATGAAAGAAGATGAAGATAAAGAACCATCTAAAGCAGATCTTAAAAAAACAAAAGGTTTAGCCAAAGCAAAAGAAGAATTAGCTTTATTAACTCGTGAGATGAAATCATTAGCTAAAAAGTATTCCAAAGCTGAAGGTGAAGAAAAAGAAAAGTTAGTTAAAGTCTTAAAAGATAAAACTAAATTAAAAAAAGAGTTAGAGAGTATTATAGATAAGTAAATATGAAATTTAACGAAAGGTTTTTGTATTCATTAAAGATTGTTATTTTATTAGTTATTATAGCTTGGCTATTATTTTCTAATGAAGAAGATTATACTGAAGATTACAATGCTAAAATAATAGCATTAGGACAAAAAGTCGATTCGTTGCATCATATAAATGACGAATTGACTTTTAAAATTGATACATTAAATGGTCAAATATCAAAATTAGATCAACAAATTGATTTAAAAGATAATAGAATAAGAACTTTAAAATGGAAAGTAAATGAAAAAGTTAATGCCGTTGATTCTTTTGATGATGATGAGCTTGAAAGGTTTTTCACAGAACGTTACGGACAGTACATCGATTCAATTGAAAAAGCCAATAGCGAAACTAGTAATTAAGGATTTAATTACTGGTGATGGAGCTAAAGAAGAATTATTACTTAGTTTAAGTAAAATAAGATTATTAGAACAAAAGGTTGTTTTAAAAGATAGTGTTATAGGAAGTTTAAATTTTCAAGTAGGGAATTTTAAATCTATAATGATAACAAAATCAGACCAACTGGCTTTATCTCAAGAATTATCTAAAAGACTCCAAACAGATTTAAAAAAGCAAAAATTAAAAACTAAACTAATGGGTGGTGCTGGTTTAGTGGCTATTGCTGGGGTAATTCTTATATTAAAATAATATATGTCTGATTTAAAAAAAGTAATACGCCAAGAATATTTAAAATGTGCCCAAGACCCGGTACATTTTATGCGTAAGTACTGTTATATACAGCATCCCCAACGTGGACGCATACAATTTAACCTATATCCATTTCAAGAAAAAGTATTAACGTTAATGCGCGATAATCCATATTCGATTATCTTAAAATCTAGACAATTAGGTATATCAACATTATCAGCTGGTTACTCTTTATGGTTAATGACATTTCATAAAGATAAAAATATTCTTTGTATTGCAACAAAGCAGGAAACGGCTAAAAATATGGTTACAAAGGTAAAATTTATGTATGAAAATTTACCTTCATGGTTAAAAATTGATGCAGATGAAAATAATAAGTTAACACTTAGGTTAGCAAATGGGTCCCAAATTAAAGCAACATCAGCTTCAAGTGATGCAGGTAGATCAGAAGCAGTATCATTACTATTAATTGACGAAGCAGCATTTATTGATAATATTGGTGAAATTTGGGCATCAGCCCAGCAAACATTAGCAACTGGAGGTGGTTGTATAGCTTTAAGTACTCCATATGGTACTGGTAATTGGTTTCATCAAACATGGACCAGAGCAGAGGCAGCTGAAAATGATTTTTTACCTATTAAATTACCATGGTATGTCCATCCTGAAAGAGATGAAGCATGGAGAAAAAGACAAGATGAATTACTAGGTGACCCCAGAATGGCGGCACAAGAATGTGACTGTGATTTTTCAACTTCTGGTGATATTGTATTTTACCCTGAATATATAGATTTTTACGAAAAAACTTATATAAAAGATCCAATGGAAAGAAGAGGTGCAGACCAAAATTTATGGGTTTGGGAATCACCTGATTATACAAGAGATTATGTTGTAGTAGCAGATGTTGCTCGTGGAGATGGTAAAGATTATTCTGCATGTCATGTAATTGATGTAGCAAATAATACACAAGTTGCTGAATATAAAGGACAATTAGGTACAAAAGAGTTTGGACATTTATTAATAGGTTTAGCTACTGAATATAATGAAGCAATGTTAGTAATAGAAAATGCTAATATTGGTTGGGCAACTATACAAGTTGCTTTAGATAGACAATATACTAATCTTTATTATTCACAAAAGAGTGACTCCCCAAATGCTAGTTCGTATTTTGACAAATATCAAGACCACTCCAAAATGGTAGCTGGTTTTACAATGTCATCTAGAACTAGACCTATGGTAATAGGTAAATTTCAAGAGTACATTAGTGATAAAGGAGTAACTATACAATCAAAAAGGTTAATTGAAGAAATGAAAACCTTTATATGGAGAAATAATAGAGCGGAAGCTCAAAGTGGGTATAATGATGATTTAGTAATGTCATTTGGTATTGCTATGTACATTAGAGATACTGCTTTAAGATTAAAACAAAGAGGTTTAGACGGAACTAAAAATGCATTAAGTAATATGTCAGTCAACAGAACACCATATCAAGGGGGTTATGGGACTAACCAACAGGGCAAAAATCCATATGAACAAAATTTCGGAAATGGTAAAGAAGACATTAGATGGCTCTTCTAAATCATATTTATAATAATAATAATACATTATGGCTGATAAAAGCGTATTTTCAAGATTAAAAAGATTATTTTCAACTGATGTAATCATCAGAAATGTTGGGGGGAATCAAGTAAAAGTAATAGATAGTGGTAAAATACAATCAACTGGGGAATTACAAACTAATTCGTTAATTGATAGATATAATAGAATTTATTCTACTAGCCCTTCTTCATTATATGGTGCTCAATTTAATATGAATTACCAGTACCTTAGACCTCAATTATACTCAGAATATGATTTAATGGATCAAGATGCTATTATCGCTTCTGCATTAGATGTATTAGCAGATGAATCAACACTCAAAAATGATATGGGTGAAGTACTTCAAATTAGAAGTGCTAATGAAGATATACAAAAAATACTATATAATTTATTTTATGATGTATTAAATGTAGAATTTAATCTATGGATGTGGGTTAGACAAATGTGTAAATATGGAGATTTTTTCTTAAAATTAGAAATTGCAGAAAAGTATGGGGTCTATAATGTTATTCCTTACACAGCATACCACATCGAAAGACAAGAAGCTTACAACCCAGATAATCCATCTGAAGTAAGATATAGATATTCACCAGATGGAATGGATAATTTAAGTTCTGGAATGTATCCTGTACCTGGAGCAGGTGGTGGAAATTTAGAAAATGAATCAGGTATATTTTTTGATAATTACGAAATGGCTCATTTTAGATTACTATCAGATGTTAACTATCTTCCTTATGGTAGAGCATATATTGAACCTGCTCGTAAATTATATAAACAGTATGTACTAATGGAAGATGCAATGTTAATTCATAGAATTGCTCGTGCCCCTGAAAAACGTATTTTTTATATGAATGTTGGTTCTATCCCTCCAAATGAAATAGAAACATTTATGCAAAAAACTATTTCACAACTTAAACGTACACCCTTCCAAGATAATAAAACCGGTGAATATAATTTAAAATATAACATGCAAAACATGTTAGAAGATTTTTATATCCCAATTCGAGGAAATGATGCTACAACAAAAATAGAAACTACACCTGGATTACAATATGATGGAATTCAAGATGTAGAGTACTTAAGAGGTAAATTATTTGCAGCTTTAAAAATACCAAAAGCATTTTTAGGGTATGAAGAAGGAGTAGAAGGGAAAGCTACTCTGGCCCAACAAGATATTAGATTTGCTCGTACAATTGAGCGAATCCAAAGAATATTACTATCAGAATTGAATAAAATTGCATTGGTTCATTTATATACCCAAGGATATACTGATGAAACACTAACCAATTTTACATTAGATATGGCTAGTCCATCTATAGTATTAGAACAAGAAAAAATTGAGTTATTAAAATCTAAAACAGAATTAGCTGGGACATTATTAGAACAAAATTTAGTACCATCTGATTGGATTTATGATAATGTATATCAATTTAGTGAAGACCAATATGATGAATATAGAGATTTATCTAGAGAAGATGCTAAACGTAAATTTAGAATAGCACAAATAGAAGCAGAGGGTAATGATCCTGTAGAAACAGGCAAATCATATGGTACACCTCATGACTTAGCTTCATTATATGGTAGTGGAAGAATGTATACAAATCCGGGTGGAGTCCCAGACCCAGAAAAATATGCTGCAGATGATCCTAAATTAGGCAGACCAAAAGATACTAATGTAAAACGTAATACACAAGGTGATAATTTTGGTAAAGATAGATTAGGAGTTAAACGTATGAAAGATACAGATAAAAACGATTCTAATAGTATTAAAAATAAATTTAAAGGGGGTAGCCCATTAGCATTAGAAAGTGCTAGAACTACATATTTAAAAAACTTAGATATGTTTAAGTCTATTCCTCAACCTAACAAAAAGCAATTAGTATTTGAAGAAAATAAAGATAATACTTCATTGTTAGATGAAAACCAGTTAAAGAAGTAAAAAACTTTACATATTTATAAATAAATATATTTTTTGATGAAGATAAAACACTCAAAGTACAAAAATACAGGCATATTATTTGAACTGTTAGTACGACAAATTACCGCTGATACACTTAAAGGTGGTAATTCACCAGCTATAGATATATTAAAAGAATATTTTGTTAATACTAGTTTAGGCAAAGAATATAAATTATACGAATCTGTAATTAAATCTAAAGTAATAACTGAAGGTAGAGCTACATTAGTTATTGATACTATATTAGAAGCATCTACTAAATTTAATAGAAAATCTTTAAAAAAGCAAAAATATAATTTAATTAATGAAATTAAAAAACATTATAATTTAGAATCCTTTTTTGGTTCTAAAATTTCAAACTATAAAGAATTAGCAGCTTTATATACTTTAGTAGAAAATATTAATTCAAAATCTATATCTAACCCAACACAGTTAGTTGATAATAAAATTACTTTATTAGAACATTTAACTAAAAAAGAAGTTACTCAAAATTCAAAACAAACAGTACTTGAAGAATTTTCTACATATGATAAAGATATAAGAACTCTTACTTATAAAGTACTACTAGAAAAATTTAACGATAAATATGATTCATTAACTAATGATCAAAAACAAGTACTTAAAGAATATATTAATTCAGTAGATTCAACCCCTGATTTAAGAAACTTTTATAATACTAAAATTAGCGAATTAAAAAATATTTTAGTTAAAGAAACTAAAAATATTAAAGATAAAGCTACTCAAATAAAAATTACTGAAGTATCTAAATTTTTAACTGAATTAAAGAAAACTGATAAAGTTGGAGATGATAATTTAGTTGATTTGTTACGTTATTATCAATTAATAAATGAAATACAAGTAGCAAATGGCTCTCAAATATAAACTTAAAGAAGCACCATCCCCTAATTTAGCCAATCAAGTTGGAGCTAAAATTGGTGATGTATCTTATTCTAAAGATGGAGACACTAAATTTGTAGTTAATTCTATAGATAAAGAAACAGGTCAAATAGGATGGAAAGTAATTGAACTCCCAGCATTTGATAAATTGAATGATGATGTTGATGAATTAGTTTCTACAGCTAAAGGGGTTTATACTAAAACCAAATCAGACGAAGAGTTTAGAAAAATATACGAAGAAGCTAGATTATTAAGAAATAAAATTAGAAAACACCTTCGTAATGAATACCCAGACGAGTATAAAAGAATGACTATGGAAGGGGAAATTGAAGAAGCTACGGGTGTTGATGGGGATGTTATGGATTTAAATCCAAATAATAAAACTAAAGCATCTAATTATGTTAAATTACCTCACCATTTAGCAGCTGTTATTTTAGATTTAGCGGATGAACTTATGGCAGATGAAGCTGATACAATTAAAAACCAACCCCAAATAAAACAAGCTCTTGCATTATTAAAAAAAGCAGCTGAAAAAGCCATGACAGGGGAAAAAGAAGTTGAAGAAGTTTCAACCTCTGGTGCAGCTGGTGCTTATAATACACCTTATGCTTTTGTAAGAAAAAAATTACAACCTGGTAAAAAGAAAAAAAAGAAAAAATCTAAATACAAAATGAAAATGCCATCTGGTATGGTAAGTTCTTTAGGTTATACAATGGGTGAAGGTAAATTAGGTGATGGAGCTGATTTAGGTCCTGGACCCAAAGCAGGTCCTGATGGGGTTACTGATAGCGCTTATACAAAACAATTTAAATATAAATTAGTTCCTAAAAATAAAGATGGTACTTATGTACAAAAGGGATCAGGAATGATAGTTAAAAAACTATTTTAATATGTATAACCGTAATATAAAAGAAAATGAAGATAAAGTATCTAAATTCCATGCGGAACGTATAGAAGCTTTTGATAAATTAGAATCTAGATTTGAAGATATTAAAAAAGCAATCAAACTAGGGAAAATAGAAACAATAAAATATTACAGAGATAATCCGGAAAGTTTTGCTGTCGTAATTGGGACAGATATGATTAACGATTATTTTAACGATATAGAAACATTATTACAATAATATAATTATGAAACAAACATCAAATCAATTATTCGAACAACTTTCAAAGGAATTTAGTCCTAAAAAAGATAAAGAATTAATTAACGAAGAATTAGGTCAAGTAGTAACTTTAAAGCCAATCAATACTATTGAGGCCAGTGCTAAAGACCCATTTTGGACTAAATTTGAAAACTTTTTAGCTGAAGGTGGCACATTAGATCCTATTGTAAATACAGAAGAAAAAGTAAATACAAAAGAAGAAGACGAAAAAATTAAAGCTGAAGCTAAAAAAGTAGACAAAACTGTTGAAAACATAGATTCTCATAATTATGATTATAAAGCAGAAAACATTAATAATGTTAATGCTCAAGAAGTACTTACGGGTATTCAATGTGAAATTAATTATAATAAAGAATTAACTTTAGATGAAGCTAAAGAATTAGCTGTTAAAAACTTATCTAAGGATCCATTACATTATGTAAAAGAAGGCCAATTTGGTGTTAAAGGTCTTGGATACACAGAACCAAAAGTTCAAGAAAATACTGGTAAAACATATGGTGGTAGTGGTTTTAGTGAAAAACTAAAAGATAGTAGCACTGAAATGCAAGTAGTTAAGGAAAATAAAGATAAAGATTGTGGGTGTGAAAAAGAAGTAATTAATGAATCTTTTGGCCAAGTAGTAACTTCAGGAAACCCAAATTCATTAGCGGCTCAATCAGGAAACGTAATTAGACAAATGATGGCTGAAAAAGAAGAAGCTCCACTACCAATGGATGAAATGGAAGATGAAGGTACAGCGGTATCATACTCAGATACTACTATGGAAGCTAAAGGTAAAGATCATGATGGTGACGGTGATGTAGATTCAGATGATTATATGGCGGCTAAAGATAAAGCTATCAAAGCAGCTAAAGCTAAAAAATCTAAAAAAGAATCAATCGATTCTAAATTAGCTGAAATTGGTAAAGCAGGTGATATTACAAAAATGGAAGCTCAATTAGAATTTTTATCTAACCATATTGATGAAAAAATTCAAAGAGTAAGTTCAATTAATGAAGATGATAATCTTAAAGAATTAATTGATAAGTCTAAAATGAAAGCAATGCAAAAAGAAATCAAGCTTTTAGAAAAAAGAAAAGGCAAGATGGAAAAAATGTATGAAAAAATGTGTGGTAAAAAATACAAAAAAGCTGAAATGGTAGACGAAATGGATGCTGTAAGCTGGAATGAAAAAAACAACCCAACAAGAGGAGCTACTAAAAAAGAATTAGATCCTAAAAAAGTAGGTAAATCAACATCTGACTACGCTGTAAATATATAATATGGGTAAATCACTCTTAATAGAAACTCATACTGTTAAGATTTCTCCCTCTCAATTAACTGAGAATGTTAATTCAGATAATGGAAATTTAATGGTAGAAGGTATTTTGGCTACGGCTGAAGTAAAAAATGGTAATGGTCGTTATTATTCAAAATCTTTATGGAATAGAGAAATGGATAAATATAAAGAACTTATTGAACAAAGACGTTCAATGGGAGAATTAGACCACCCAGAATCTACTGTTATAAATCTAAAAAATGTATCACATTTAATTACTGATTATTTTTGGGATGGAGATAATGTAATGGGTAAAATAGAAATTTTACCTACTCCCTCAGGTGATATATTAAAAGAACTTATTAGAAATGGTATTACAGTAGGTGTATCATCTCGTGGTATGGGTTCTTTAGAAGAAAGAGGTGGTGTAATGGAAGTACAGGATGACTTTGAATTACTATGTTGGGATTTTGTTTCAACACCATCCAACCCAGGTTCTTACATGCATACCTTAAATGAAGGTAAAAATATAGTTACATATGATTATACTAATGTAAATAAAGTAATACACGAAATCCTTTGTTCTAAAGGAAATTGTACTATTTTTTAATTCTTACTTAACCTACATATACGTATAACCGCAATGTGTCATGAGTACTTAGATATGACACCAATATAAAATTATTCCCTATTACGATTCCTAATAATCGTATTTCACAAAAAAAATTTTGAGATTATGGCAAACAATGATTTGTTAAAAGAAGCAATTGCCGATGCTAAAGCTGTTAAAGAAACTGCTATCGCAAATGCTAAACTTGCTCTTGAGGAGGCTTTTACTCCACATTTGAAATCTATGCTTTCTGCAAAATTAGAAGAAATGGACAAAGAAGACGTTGACGAAGGATACGGTAAAAAGTATGAAGAAGACGACGTTAAAGAAGAAATGGATTCTAAAGATGATATGAAAGAAGAGAAAGAAGAAATGGATGAAGCTAAAGAAGAGCTTGACGAGATTAACCTAGACGAATTACTTGCTGAACTTGAATTGGATGAAGACAAACGTACAGATGCTGAACAAGAAGGCTATAAGGACGGATTCGAAGACGCTAAAGACGACATCGAAAAAGAACTTAAATCTATGAAAGTATCAGAAGCAAAAGACGAAGACGACAAAATGGAAGAAGCTAAGGACGAAATGGACGAAGCTATGGACAAAGAAGACGTTAAGGAAGATGCTAGAACTGATGCTGAAGAAGAAGGCTACAAAGATGGTATGAAGGACGAAAAAGAAGACATGGACGACAAAGACGACGAGGAAATTGACCTTGAAGATATGTCAGAAGATGACTTAAAAGGATTCATTGAGGATGTTATTAAAGATTTAGTATCAGACGGAACAATTGAGGCAGGCGAAGACTTCGAAGAGGAAGATATGGAAATGATGGATGTTGAAGATGTTGAAGATGTGGATGTTGATGTAGAAATTGACGAAGCAAAAGACATGGACAAAGGCGAAAAAGGTGTTGGAAACGAAGATGGAGACAAAGATGACTCTAAAATCGAAAAAGAAACCGAAAAAATGAGATTCAAAGAAGCACTTGATGAAATCAATGAGCTTAAAAAAGAATTGAATGAAGTTAACCTTTTAAATGCTAAACTTCTTTACACAAACAAAGTTTTTAAATCTAAAAACTTAACTGAAGATAAAAAAGTTAAAGTGCTTAAAGCATTTGACAAAGCATCAACAGTAAAAGAAGCTAAAGTTATTTTTGAAACACTAAACGAAGGTTTAGTATCAAAAACAGAAGCTAAAGCAAGACCACAAGGTAGTGCTTCTAAAGCAACTGGAACAATAACTGAAGCTAAGAAACCTATTATTGAAAGCAATGATGTATACAATCGTATGCGTAAACTTGCTGGATTAATTTAAAAAACTATTAATTAACCCTATTAAAACTTAAAAAAATGAGCTTAAATACTCTTTTAGAAAGCGCAAACCCATATCAGTCATTACAGTCTGATGCGGCTAGATTAGCTAGCAAATGGGAAAAAACAGGTTTATTAGAAGGTTTAGGTGGTGCCCAGAAAAATAACATGGGTATGATCCTTGAAAACCAAGCTAAACAACTTGTTGTTGAATCATCACAAACTAGTGGTGGTGTAAGTGGTGGTGGTACATTTCAGTCACAAACTGGCGTAAACGTTGGTGGACAGTGGGCTGGTGTAGCTTTACCATTAGTACGTAAAGTATTTGGTCAAATTGCTGCACAGGAATTTGTATCAGTACAACCAATGAATTTACCTTCTGGTCTTGTATTTTTCCTAGATTTCCAATATGGATCTAGTAAATCTCCATTCCAAGCTGGTGATTCATTATATGGTGACAAAGGTGGTAATGATCCTTTTGGAAACACTAACACAGGTGGTCTTTACGGATCAGGTCGTTTCGGATACTCAGTACAAAATACTGAATCAGTTGTTGCTGCTGCTGGTGTTGCTAATGCAGATTGGGCAGACTTTAATTTTAGTTCTGAATATTCTGCTTCTGCAATTGCTGGTACTTACCAAGTAATTTCTGTTGCTGCTGCTGATTTGGATTATGGAGATTTTGAAGGTGTTAAAGCATTCCAAATCTTTACAGGATCTTTATCTTCTGCTGTACCTACAGGATCTGATGGTTCTATTGCTGGTGATCAATTATCTGAATTTACTACTTACGATGGATCAAACGTTAACTTCGTAGTACTAGATACATTTAATGCTGGTGATAAAGTAACTGTAAACTATCAATTACAACCTCAAGATAATGCTAGAGGTGATTTTGAAGCTGGTAACTCAACTCCTAACAAATTTAATGATGAAGCAGGATGCTGCCCAGACCAAGTTATTCCAGAAATCAACATTCAGATGCAATCATCTGCAATTGTTGCTAAAACTAGAAAACTTAAAGCTGTATGGACACCAGAATTTGCACAGGATTTAAATGCATACCATGCATTGGATGCTGAAGCTGAATTGACTTCAATCTTAAGTGAGTACATTTCATTAGAAATTGACCTAGAAATCTTAAGTATGTTGATTGATTCTGCTGCTGCAGGAACAGAAAACTGGTCTGCTGTAAATAACCAATCTATTACTGGTGCTGGAAATGGTACTGTTACAGATCTTGGATTTTACAATTCTCAAGGACAATGGTTCCAAACATTAGGAACTAAAATCCAAAAATTGAGCAACATCATTCACCAGAAGACTCTTCGTGGTGGTGCTAACTTTATGGTTGTTTCTCCAACTGTAGCTACTATCCTAGAATCAATTCCAGGATTTGCTGCTGATACAGATGGTGATGCTGCTAAAATGAGCTATGCATTTGGTGTACAAAAAGTTGGTGCTTTAAATAGCCGCCAAAAAGTATACAAAAACCCTTATATGACTAGTAACCAAATCCTATTAGGATATAGAGGTACTCAGTTCTTAGAAAGTGGTGCTGTATTTGCTCCTTACATTCCGTTAATTATGACTCCTCTTGTATACGATCCAGATACGTTCGTACCAAGAAAAGGTCTATTAACTAGATATGCTAAGAAAATGGTTCGTCCAGAATTTTACGGATTAATCAACGTAGCAGGTTTAAATACTCTATAATTAGATATTTAACTTTTCTTAATAAATTAACCCGGCTTTATGCCGGGTTTTTTTATGTTTTTAATATGTATAATAAAATGCGTTATACACAGACTATATTTATCTCACTATATAGCTATATTCATAATTTACTGTTTTTTAACGTATTTACTTCGGTTTTATTCAATTATTGTGTAATCCCTAATTTCAAGAATTTATGGCAAGTAAACCCCATACAGACGATGTTTATCGTCCTAAGAGAATTCCTAAAAACCCAATTAAGTTCAAACTCCAACTTAATGATGAACAAAAAGACGCTAAAAAACACATCCTGGAAAATACAATTACCCTCCTGGGAGGGGGTGCAGGTAGTGGGAAAACATTACTAGCATGTAATGTTGCATTAGACGGACTGTTACGTAGACAATATGATAAAATAATAATTACTAGACCTACTGTATCAAAAGAAGAAATAGGTTTTTTACCTGGTGATTTAAGAGAAAAGATGGATCCTTGGGTTCAACCTATTTATCAAAATTTCTTTGCTTTACATGATAAAGTAAAAATTGAAAAACTTATTGAAGATGGTAAAATAGAAATTGTACCAGTATCATTTATGAGAGGTAGGACATTTATGGATTCAATGATTATTGTTGATGAAGCACAAAATGTTACCCATGAACAAATGGAAATGATTACTTCACGTATAGGTTTAAGAAGTAAAATGATAATATGTGGTGATGCTCACCAAACAGATCTAAAGAAAAAATCAGATTCTGGTTTTAAATTTTTATATACAGCAGCTAGAAAAATTAAAAATTTAGAAGCAATTACATTAATAACTAACCATAGAAATGAGATTGTTGAAGATTTATTAGATTATTATAATGAAGCAGTTGATAAGGGAGTAAGTATTACTACTTCTGGATCATATATTTATAATAGTAAAAATTAATATCATATTTATAACAAAATAAAATTATGGGATCATCTCCATTCTTGTGTACTAACACAGGTTCATTAGAAGTATTTATACGAGAAAGTATAACTTTACCAAATGGTAATGAAGAAATAGCAACTAACAGTATTAAAATCCCAGGCGTAAACCAATTAGTAAGAAGAATTGATACTATTTCTGTTAATTGGGAAAATACTGGTGTTGAACTTTTAAGATTTGTAGATGATGAAGCATCTCAAGTTGCTGGATCTTTTGTAAGAGATACTGTAAAATACTTAAGATTTACTAATTTAGATTGTCATAACTATCTTTCTTTATATCTTATCCAAAACAGTCCTGATGCCCAAGCACCTAATACAGATAATTTTAGTTCAGGAGATGAAGGTGTATTTAGAATAGATCCAGGTAAATCAATGATGCTATCAAATGCACAATTTGAAAGTAGTAATTATTATGATTATGCAGTAGAAGGGTATGTTGATTTACAATATTATTCATCATTTGCATCATTATATAGCATAAAAGCAAAAGCAAACGCAGCAGATATTAGGATAGAGTACCTTGTAGGTTCTTCTTAATATTTATAACAAAATAAATTAAATAAAAAATGGCATTAACGTATAGAACAGGTTCAGGTGAACACCCAGGCAAGGGTTCAGCTTTAACAATTGAAGAAGTAGATAATAATTTTAGACACTTTACAGGATCACATTCAATAAGTGGTTCACTTATTATTTCAAGTAGTCTAGCTGATAGTTTTGCTCTTGTAGTATCTGGAAATATTGGCATTTCAGGTAGTATTATACCAAGTGAAGCTACTGCAACCTTAGGAAGTGTAGATAATCCTTTTCAGGAATTATTTATTTCCGATACTTCAATCATTTTTGTTAGTGGTTCAAATAAAGTTACTAGTTCTTTTGTAGTTGATTCTAGTGGAGCTTTATCTGGTTCTTTTGATGGTAATTTAACAGGTTCATTTACAGGATCAGGTGCAATAACAGGCTCATTCACAGGCTCATTTATTGGAGATGGTTCAGGATTAACTGGGATAACAGGAAGTGGTGGTAGTGGTACAAGTGGAACAAGCGGTATATCAGGAACATCTGGTACCTCTGGCGAAGCAGGAACAAGCGGAACTTCAGGTGAAGCAGGAACAAGCGGAACAAGTGGCGAAGCAGGAACAAGCGGAACTTCAGGTGAAGCAGGAACATCAGGAACAAGTGGTGAATCTGGAACATCTGGTACTTCAGGTGAAGCAGGAACAAGCGGAACAAGTGGCGAAGCAGGAACAAGCGGAACAAGTGGCGAAGCAGGAACAAGTGGAACAAGTGGCGAATCTGGAACATCAGGAACAAGCGGAAATGGTACTTCTGGTACTTCAGGATCGGGAACTAGTGGTACAAGTGGCGAAGCAGGAACAAGCGGAACTTCAGGTGAAGCAGGAACAAGCGGAACAAGTGGCGAAGCAGGAACAAGCGGAACTTCGGGGGAATCTGGAACATCTGGTACATCAGGAGAATCCGGAACAAGCGGAACATCAGGAGCTAATATTAATACTGGTTCTTTAGGTGATACAGTTATATCAGGATCTGCAATTGTAACAGGTAGTATGTCGGTTATTGGATCATTAACAGTATCTGGTTCAAGTACACTTAATAATATTGGTCTTTTTGCACAAGATGGAATATCAACTTTTAAATCTGGAGAAGTTAATGGGTTTCAAGTTTCATCATCTGCAATATTTATTAATGATCATAGACAAATTTCTCTATCAGCAACATCTTCAATATCAACATCATATATTGTATTTTCAAATCTACCAACTGCCGACCCTGGAATACCTGGGAGACTATGGAAAGATGGGATAGATTTAAAAATATCACCTTAATATTTAATAAATAATTTAAAATAAAAATCTAGGGACTCAATCTGAGTCCCTTTTTTTCATATTTATAATAAAACTAGGTATAATATGAATATTCCAATTTACGATGGTAATCCTTTATGGAATCGAAATGCAACAGCTTTTGGTTTTTATGATAACGATATTGAATTTCAAGTTGATTCTATAAAAGTAGCAAAATTTGTAACTACACGTTTAGGTTACCCCTTAATGGATGTTGAATTACAAACATCTTCTATTTTTACTGCATTTGAAGAAGCTATAACAATGTATGGGAATGAATTATATGCTTATTTAATTAGAGAAAACGTACTAGATCTTACGGGTTTACCTTATGAAAATATAAATTTAAATGAAGTTATAGTTCAACCTAATTTTGAAACAATCATTAGATTATCAGAACAATATGGTGAAGAAGCTGGTGTAGGAGGGAATGTTACTTGGTACAAAGGGTTTGTTCCTTTAACTTCTAGTGTGCAAGATTATGATTTAAAAACTTGGGCAAAACAACAAGATATAACTGGTAGTATAGAAATAAAAAGAGTATTTTACCAAGAACCAATACCAGCCTCAGCTAGATATCTTGCTCCTTTTGATGGATTTGGATTTGGAGGAGTTGCAGCTGCTGGATTAATGGGAATGGGTGGATTTGGTGGTTCAATGGGATTTTTAATGATGCCATTAAATTATGATATGCAAATTATTCAATCAATTGAAATGAATCAAATGGTTAGGTTGTCTAATTATAGTTTTGAAATACATAATAATGTAATTAGAATATTTCCAATACCTGGGCCTTATGATGTAAGTGGTGTTGGTGATATTACTGAAGATATAAATGGTTCATGTAATTGTGGTAATTTATGGTTTGAATATATTTTAAGAGATGAAAGAATAGAAAGTAGTTTAATTTGTGCTGAAGATAGAGTAACAAATGTATCTAATATGCCATACCAAAATCCAGTTTATGCCCTAATTAATTCAGTAGGCAGACAATGGATATTTGAAATGACTTTAGCAATTTGTAAAGAAATTTTAGGATATGTACGTGGTAAATATAGTACAGTACCTATTCCAAATGCTGATATGACATTAAATCAAGCTGATTTATTAGCAGCGGCAACAGCTGAAAAAACAGCATTATTAGAAAGATTAAGAGCTTATTTTGATGAAAACTCACGTGCTTCATTATTAGAAAGAAAAGTAAGAGAAGCTGATGCAGTATTAAAAGAATTAGATCAAGTTCCAAGAGTAATTTATATAGGATAATATGGCAATGTTCGCAAGACAGAGAGATGTTTCTCTGGTAAGACACTTAAATAGAGAAGTTATGGGTAATGTAATTACCCAACAAGCTGCTTTCTACCAATTTAAATTAGAAGAAACTAAAGTTAATATATATGGTGAAGCAGCAGCAGAAAAATTTTATAATGGACCTTTTTTATTTAATTGCTTAATTGATAGGGGAGCTCAGGAATATCCTGAAAATGCTGAAGGTATTCAGTTTGAACAATCTATTGATTTTTATTTTTTAAGAGATGACTTAAAAGCTGTAAAACCAGGTTATCCAAATGGAAATGTAGAAGAAGAAGTAGTTCCTGATGTTGGGGATATAATTTTATACCAAGAGGGATATTATGGGGTACAAAGTACTGTAGCAAACCAATATTGGAGTGGTAAAAACCCAGATTATCCTAATAATAATTCAGATGGTACAGATAATCCATTAAATCCAAATTTACAATTATTTGGAACTAATCTATCAGTATTAGTCTCAACATACTACATATCAGCAGATAAACCTGCTATTTCACCATATAAAGAAAGATTTTAATGGCACTAAGAAAACCTATACCAAAAACCCAAAAAGAAATTAGTATTGACCAACAAAGGCCAACATCTACAAGGTATGGTAATCCTAATATTCCTTCAAATTCTAATGAAAGTGAAACAGGTATAGCATTTAATAGGTCAGAAAAATTATCATGGAAAGGTGATAATACAAAACCTTTTTCAATTGGTATACAAGATTTAGATGAAGCAGTATTTTATTATTTTCAAAATGTAATTAAACCTTTTGTTTATCAAAATGGAGAAAGAAGAGAAGTACCAGTAATTTATGGTTCTCCAGAAAGATGGAAATCCTATCAAAGAGATGGATATTATAGAGATAAAAAAGGTTCTATTATGTTGCCTATTATAGTAGTTAAAAGAGATACAATAACAAAAGATAGAACTGTCTACAATAAGTTAGATGCTAATAGTCCTAATTTATATGGTACTTTCCAACGAGCTTATAATCCTAAAAACTTTTATAATAATTGGGCTGCTATAAAAAATAAAATCCCTGCAAAACAATTTTACGCAGTAGCAGTTCCCGATTTTGTAAATTTAGAATATAGTGTAATTGTTCAAACTTATTATATGGAACAATTAAATAAAATAATTGAATCATGTGAATATGCTTCTGATGCTTACTGGGGTGATCCTGAAAGATTTAAATTTAGAGCTTTTATTGATAGTTTTTCAACAGCTACAGAATTAACAACAGGTAGAGATAGATTAGTAAAAGGAACATTTAATATTAGATTAAGAGGATATATAATACCTGATACAGTACAAAAAGATATGAATTCGATATCTAAATATAACTCAAAATCAAAATTTACTATTTCAATGGAAACTACATCTAATTCAGAAATATTTGATGTAGATGTTGTAAAAACAAAAGATAATAGAACTAGGAGACAAAGAGAAAATAAAGATAATCTTTCTAATATTTCCGATGTGTCACCAGGAACAGAATTAAAAAATTAAAATAGATGGCTAGTAATGTAAGATTTGTAGACTCATTAAAAGTTGGATCATACCAGGTTCAAAATGCTGGTGGTGGTGGTGGAAGTGGAATAACTATTAATAATAATGTAGATAATTATTTATTAAGTGCTACTGGAAACCCCAGTATAATAAATGGTGAATCTAATTTACAGTTTGATGGCACAACACTAACAATAAAAGGTGATCTTGTTATTGATGATCAGGGATCTGGAGCAAATTTAATATTAATTCAAAATCCTAGTGGTCAGGGAATAACAGTAACTAGTGAAGGAATATTTCAACTTATAGAATTTAGTTCTTTACCAACTCCTATAGAAGGAGGTATAGTTTTAAATTCTAATAATCTTTATGTAGGAATATAGATTTAAAAAAAAAATTTAATATGTATAATAAAATTAAAAATTAAGATAAAATGGCAAATTGGAAAAAAGTAATAGTTAGTGGGTCAAATGCTGAATTAGCAGAATTATCACTATCAAATCTTTCAAATCAGGGATCCGAAAATACAGTATTAACAATAAATGATTCTGGGGTTGTTGGGACAAGAGAAAATGCAGCTAGTTCTGGAACATCTGGTTCATCAGGAACAAGCGGAAATTCTGGTTCGTCAGGTACATCAGGTTCTTCAGGTACCTCGGGTGCAGATGGTTCTTCCGGAACATCAGGAAATTCTGGTTCGTCAGGTACATCAGGAAATTCTGGTTCGTCAGGTACATCAGGAGACTCTGGTTCGTCAGGTACAAGTGGTACTTCAGGTAATGATGGTTCATCAGGTACATCAGGAGACTCTGGTTCTTCTGGAACTTCGGGCTCAAGTGGTACATCAGGTTCTTCAGGTACTTCGGGTGATGATGGTTCTTCCGGAACTTCAGGTTCAAGCGGTTCATCTGGTTCATCTGGTACAAGTGGTTCATCAGGTGTAATTAATATTACTAATACAGGCAATAACAGAGTTATAACTGATATTGATGGTGATAGTGCAAATGCTGAAGAAAGACTAACATTTGTTAGTGATGGAGGCTCAGCACCAAATACTGGATTGTTAACAGTAACAGGTGATGTTATTATATCAAATGATTTATTTGTTGATGGTACAGCTTCATTTAGAAATAATGAAAACTTATTAGTTAAAGATAGATTTATATTACTTGGATCAGGTTCAACAACAGTAGGAGATGGTGGTATTGTTATTCAACAAACAGCACAAGATAAAGGTGATGCATTTGCTTATGATGGTTTATCAACTGGAAGATGGGGTGTAACTAGTTCATTTGATGCAGGTTTATCCTCATATACTCCAGATGCATTTATGGCTGCAGTAGTAGTTGGATCTACAGATGATCCAAATGATGCCCCAGCTAAATATGATAAAGAAGGAAATATATTTGTAGCAGATAACGAGGATATTTATATTTATTCTTAAAATTGCAATAAAATTGTTTTATAAAATATTAAAAAGGTTTATGGGATTTAAAACTAAAAATATAGTTGTAGGAGGAGAAGAAACTAAATCTGACCCTCCTACAATTAATGTAGAACTAACACACAAGCAACTTCAATTTTTACTTATTACTATTAAAAATAGTCTATTTAAGGGTGAATATGTAGAAATATGCTATAATACAACTTTAAAATTACAAGAAAAATATCAAGAATTCAATAAAAAATAATAGTTATGTCTTACAATTTAACCAACTTATCTTTAAGAGAATTACGTGCTCTTAGAAAATCAACTAATTATATTCCAATAACAGGAATTGATGCCATCTTTATTGGGACTATACAAGTAAAATTAGACCAAAAAATAAAAGGTATTGAAAAACAAGAAGAAGAAATTAAAATTTCTTCTCCTCCTGTTCAATAGGAAAAATATAAATAATATTTATAACAAATATTACGGCCCGAAAGGGAAGTGGACTGATAGTACAGTAGCCAACCTAATAGAATAGATATGCCAAATTGGAAAAAAGTAATAATCAGTGGTTCTAACGCTGAATTAGCTCAAATTAAACTAACAGACCTTTCAAATCAGGGTTCTGAAAATACAACACTTGTAATTAATAGTAGTGGTGAAGTGGGCACAAGAGAAAACGCAGCCTCCTCAGGTACAAGCGGCTCTTCTGGATCTTCGGGATCATCAGGAACATCTGGTAACTCAGGTTCTTCAGGTACTAGTGGTAACTCTGGTTCAAGTGGTTCCTCAGGTACAAGTGGTTCATCAGGATCATCTGGAAACTCGGGTTCTTCAGGTTCAAGTGGAACGTCTGGTAATTCGGGTTCATCAGGAACAAGTGGTAACTCAGGATCATCAGGTACAAGTGGTAATTCAGGTTCAAGCGGTTCCTCAGGTACAAGTGGCTCATCAGGTTCATCTGGTAACTCAGGTTCTTCAGGAACAAGTGGTAACTCAGGTTCTTCAGGTTCAAGTGGAACGTCTGGTAATTCTGGATCATCAGGAACAAGTGGTAATTCGGGATCATCGGGAACAAGTGGTAATTCAGGTTCTTCAGGTTCTTCAGGAACAAGTGGCTCATCAGGTTCTTCTGGAACCTCTGGTAACTCTGGTTCATCAGGATCTTCAGGTACTTCAGGTAATTCAGGATCAAGTGGGTCTTCAGGAACAAGCGGTAACTCAGGTTCATCAGGTACTTCAGGAAATAGTGGTTCAAGTGGTTCTTCTGGTACAAGTGGCAACTCAGGCTCTTCTGGTACAAGTGGCAACTCAGGTTCTTCCGGTACATCAGGTTCATCCGGAACAAGTGGTAATTCCGGTTCATCAGGAACTTCAGGTAGTTCTGGCTCCTCGGGATCTTCAGGGACAAGTGGAAGTAGTGGCTCATCAGGTTCTAGTGGCTCATCGGGTTCATCAGGGCAAGATGGTAATTTTGGTGGTGCTACATTTGATTATACTTTTAGTACTTCTACTACAATTGGAAACCCAAATACTGGTAAAGTAAGATTAAATAATGCAACTCAAACCTCTGCAACTATATCCGCAATTAGTGAAACGGATGATGATGGGAATTCTGTTCAATCATTTTTTGAAACTATAGATTCATCAACTTCAGCTATAAAAGGTTTTATGAGATTATCAGATAAAGATGATCCTTCAGATTTTATACTATTTGCCCTTGATGAATTAACAGATCAAGGAGCTTGGTGGCAATTTACAATAATATTTGAATCACAGGGGGGCAATGCTTTAACAAATGGTGAAGATATTATAGCATCCTTTGTAACAACAGGTGATAGAGGTGATGATGGCACATCTGGTAGCTCTGGAAGTTCTGGTAGCTCTGGAAGTTCTGGCTCTAGTGGTACAAGTGGATCATCAGGTTCATCAGGTAACTCAGGTTCATCAGGTACTTCAGGAACAAGTGGTAATTCTGGTTCAAGTGGAACATCTGGTAATTCTGGTTCATCTGGGAGTAGTGGAACCTCTGGTAACTCTGGTTCATCAGGATCTTCAGGTACTTCAGGTAATTCAGGATCAAGTGGGTCTTCAGGAACAAGCGGTAACTCTGGTTCTTCAGGAACAAGCGGTAACTCTGGTTCTTCAGGTTCCTCAGGAACAAGTGGTAATTCTGGTTCATCTGGAACTTCAGGTAATTCAGGCAGTAGTGGAACAAGTGGAAACTCAGGCTCAAGTGGTACGTCAGGTTCATCCGGTAACTCCGGTTCTTCTGGTACAAGCGGTAATAGTGGCTCCTCAGGAACAAGTGGTAATTCAGGTTCTTCTGGTACATCTGGTTCTAGTGGTAATTCAGGTTCTTCAGGAACAAGCGGTAATAGTGGCTCCTCAGGAACAAGTGGTAACTCTGGATCTTCTGGTACATCTGGTTCTAGTGGTAACTCCGGCTCTTCTGGTACAAGTGGTAATAGTGGCTCCTCAGGAACAAGTGGTAACTCTGGATCTTCTGGTACATCTGGTTCTTCTGGTTCTAGTGGTACAACAACTATAACTAATGCATCTAATAATAGAGTAGTAACTTCTACAGGAGGTGTAGGATTAAATGCTGAATCTTGTATGTTATTCAATGGAAATTCTCTAACAGTAGGAGGATTACATTCTAATTCAGGTGCTTGTAGTACTATAGCAGGTGGTTTAAAAAACAAAATAAATTGTAACTTATCATCAATTGGAGGGGGTACTCTTAATACATCATCAGCAGTATGTACTTTTATAGGAGGTGGTTCTTGTAATGATATCGCAAGTTCTTATAGTTATGGTAGTAGTATAGTAGCGGGAATTGGGAATTGTATATATGGTACTAGTCCAGGCAGTATCATAGGAGGTGGATTTCAAAATGATTCTTATGGAAGATATGATGTTATAGGTGGAGGTGTACGAAACTGTTTAAATGGATATGGATGTGATTTTATAGGTGGAGGATGTTGTAATAAAATTACAGGATATGGAAGGAATGTTATAGTAGGTGGTGGAAAAAATTGTAATAATGGATATGATTCTAGCGCTATTGTTGGAGGTTTTTGTAACTGTATAAAAGATAATTATACAAATCAATCATTTATAGGTGGAGGGTTTTGTAACCATATGGATTCTAAATATGGTAATACTAATTTAATAGTAGGTGGTGCAAAAAATTGTATAAAAAACATTGATTCTGGTGATGTTATCGGCTGCACCACAATTGTAGGAGGAAATTTAAATGCTGCATGTTCTTGTTGTGTTGGACAATGTAAAACACAACCAAGTTGTGGTTTTATAGGTGGTGGGTCATGTAATTTAATAACAAATCCTTTTGATTTTATTGTAGCAGGGGAATGTAATAAAATATGTTATAATAAAGCGAGAAATATTGGTGTAGGTTATGGTGAAGGTTGTAGTTTTATAGTAGGTAATAAAAATAAAATTGACACTGGTTATGGAACCAATATGCTTATAGGACATAATAACTGTGTTACTTCTACAGGAGGTTATGGTGGAAGTGGTAGAATTATTGGAGGTTTTAATTCTTGTATTTTGGGTGAATATGGATCTGGTGCAACTATTTTAGGTGGGTCTTGTCATTCCATAAATCAAGGATATGGATCTGGTGGAGATATAATTGGTGGTCAAAATCATACAATAAACGCTTATAGTAATAAGGTATTAATAGTAGGGGGTAGAAATCACCAAATAGGTAGTGGTAATTCTTATACTAGTATTATAGGAGGAAATAATAACAGTATAAGCTCAAACAAATACCGATCAGCTATAATGGGAGGATGTAACAATACTAATAACCATTCTTGTGCTATTATGTTAGGTTTAGCCGGTAGAACATCCTGTACAGATAGTACTACTCATGTTAATTGTCTTAACATTCAAAATACTTGTGGAGGAACTACAGGTGCTAAACAAGTTTCAATATTACCTGGAATAACATCCAATGGTAGTGTTGTAACAGATATGTGTGAAATGTGTGTGGCTTATAATGCTACACAAATCCAAGGTGTTTTAGGGAATGGGCCAAATTGTGTTATAATAGCGGCTCCGGGAGCAAATAAAACATTAGTAATATATGAAGCTATATTCCAAATACAAACATCTGGAACAAATACAACACAAGGTTTTAATGGTGCATTTCAAGTAGTTTCACCTTCATATAACTGTAATAATACAAGTATAAGAAATACAACTGCAGCCTTAGTACCAGCAAATGTATTACAAGCGGCTGTTAGAAATGGTCAAACATATACAACGTACCAAAGAGATGCTCCTACAGATGGTAGAGTGTATTCTACAAATCAATGTGTACGTTTTGGATGGAGTAATTCTAACCCTTATCCAAATGGTTTTCCATCTGTATTTATTTGCTTAAGGACAAGATTAAGATATAAAATTTACTGCGACACAGCATTCTAATAAAAAAAATAATATTTATAATAAAATAATAACAAATGGAACATAATTGGAAAATATATGATTTAAAAAGAGTAATAGCTAATGGTATGGTTACCCAAGCAACTTATGCTTGTGAATCAAAAGAAGATACTGCATCAACCAGATACATAGAAGATATAGAATTAGTAACAGGTTCAATATCAGACCCAGATTTTGTTACTTTTAATAATTTAACCCAAGATGAGGTTTTAGGATGGATTACAGGGAGTATTGATACAGCATCAATTGAAACAGAAAACTCAGCTTCTATTGCTAGAGCCTTAGTACAAAAATCAAAAATAACAAAAAGAAATGGTACTCCTTGGTAAAATAATTAGGAGTATTTAATTAAGTTTTGTATATTGTTTTATCATAAAAAAGTTATAAATGAATATTATATTTCAAATAGACGGTGGTCTAGGCAAAAGCATCATGGGAACGGCCATGGTAAAAGTTATAAGAAAACGCTATAAAAACTCAAAAATTATAGTAGTAACAGGTTATCCTGATATATTTTTAAACAACCCTGATATTAATGAAGTTTACCACCCTAATAATATAAATGGTTTTTACTTAAAATATATTAAAGACCAAAATTGTAAAATATTTGTTGAAGATCCTTATAGACGTAATGATTTTATTTTAGAAAAACCAATAAATCTTCTTAAAACTTGGTGTGAATTATATGGTTTACATTATAATAATGAACAACCCCAAATATATCTTACCCAACCAGAACTAGATTATTTTTCTCCTTATTATCAAACGGATAAACCAATATTAGCTATTCAACCAAATGGAGGACCAGTTGGATTAGGTTATCAATATGCATGGACAAGAGATATCCCTGAAACAAATATGTTAGAAATAATAGAACATTATAAGGATAATTATTCTATTATTCATATAAAAAGAGAGGATCAAAAAATATACTCTAATACAATGCAGGCATTAGATGGGTTTAGAAGTATAGCTATATTACTTCAATTGTCTTCTAAAAGATTATTAATAGATAGTTTTGGCCAACATATGGCAGCAGCTTTAAATAAAAAATCTACAGTTTGTTGGAGTATTACTAAACCAGAAGTTTTTGGTTATAAATTACATGATAATATTAAATCAAACCCCTTTACTAAAGAACCTAATTTTCAACATACTCAATATAACCCTTTTGGGTTATCTGAAGATATTAGTACAATACCTTATAATGATTTAAATGAAGTATTTGATACTAATAAAATTATAGAATCCATAAATAACCAATAATTATATGGTATTTTTAGATGAAAAAATAATATTTCTTTTACCTCCCAAATGTGGTACTTCTTCTTTTGTTTCTTTAATAAATAGTATTCCTAAATTTAATTCTAATAATGCTCTAGACTCAAATAAAGGTAGACATATCCGTTTATCACATACAGTTAGACGCCATAGTATTAAAAATTTACAAGATTATAAAATTTATCAAATATGTCGTCATCCCTTAGATAGATTGATTTCAAGTTTTTATTATTTAAAACCCCCAATTTCTAAAGATACAAAAAACCCATTCAGTATTATTACTCATTATGATAAAAAATATGAATTTAATGAATTTTTAGAACTAATTTTACCTTTTATGATTAGTATTAAACATAAACCCCCAAAAAGCTTTTGGTATTTGTGGAATAGAGCAATTAAGAAAGATTTTAAAAGAATAAATAATTTTTTTTACCAACCCCAAATTTACTGGAATGATTTAAATACTAATGTAGAATATATTAAACTAGAAGATATTGTACAAGATTCATCCTTGTTATTTTCTATTTTAGGGGAAAATACACTAAAAACATTTCCTTTTGAAAATAAAAATAAAGGGAATAATAATAAACCTAAAACTCCAACTCTAGAAATGTTTACAAAACAAAATTTAGAATTAGCATATGAGGCATACGAACAAGATTTTAAAATTCTTGGGTATAAATAATAAATTAACTAAATAATGGAACAAATATTTTTTCAATCATCATTACCAAGAGCGGGTAGTACCTTACTACAAAATATTATGGGTCAAAATCCGGAATTTTATGTCACACCTACATCAGGTGCATTAGAACTTTTACATGCCGCTAGAACTAATTATACAAATGATCCTTCTTTTCTAGCCCAGGATTCAGAGATAATGAAAAAGGCATGGCTTAGTTTTTGCAGTCATGGTTTAGAAGGTTATTTTAAAGGAATTACAGATAAAAAATATATTTTAGATAAATCTAGAGGGTGGGGAATAAGTTATAATTTTTTAAATTCTTTTTACCCAAATCCTAAAATAGTTTGTATGGTTAGAGATCCAAGATCTATTTATGCTTCTATGGAAAAAAATTTTCGAAAACATCCTGATAAACATAGCAATATAGTTGATTGGTCGAAACTAAAAAATACAACAACAGCTAAAAGAGTTGATTTTTGGGCGGATTCACCCCCAGTTGGAACTTCAATGGAAAAATTAGAACAAATTATAACAGAAGGAATAAATAAAGATATGTTATTTATTCGTTTTGAAGATTTAACTTTATTTCCCCACAGAGAATTAGATAAAATATATGATTTTTTTGGAATAAGTAGATTTAAACACGATTTTCAAAATGTTGAACAAATAACTCAGGAAGATGATAAAATACATGGTATATTTGGTGATCATAAAATTCGAAAAGAGGTTAAACCTGTACCTGAAACATACATTAAATATTTAGGTTTAGAATTATCTCAAAATATAGCTAATACTTACCCATGGTTTTATCAACACTTTAATTATAAACTATAAAATATGATATATTGGTTTACAGGTCAACCTTGTTCAGGGAAGACCGTTTTAGCAAACATGCTTAAAGAAAAATATCTCCCCCATGCTTATCGCATAGATGGGGATGAAATGAGAGAATTATTTACAAATAAAGATTATTCTATAAAAGGTAGAATAACTAATGTAGATGCGGCTCAAAAAATTGCACATTATTTACATAATCAAGGTAAGGATGTAATTGTATCTTTAGTTTCTCCTTACTTAGATCAAAGAGAAGAATTTAAGGATATAATGGAGTGGCAATTACAAGAAATTTTTGTACATTATGATATAGATAAAGGGTTTAGAGGCAGAGAAAATTATCATGTTATGCAATTCCAAAAACCAGATTTAGATTATATTGATATTGATACTACAAAACAAACCCCAGAAGAATCTTTAAAGATAATAGCTAAAAAGGCTGGTTTAGATGTAATATATCCTAAAGGATCACTATTAAATGAATTACCACCTTCAGATTACCAACTAGATAGTTAATATGGAGAAAAAAAATACATACTTTTGTGATATAGATGGTACTATATTTAAATATCGTAAATTTGAAACGTATGAGACAACAAAAGCTGAGGGGATAAAATCTACTATAGAATATTTAGATAAGGCAGCAAGTGAAGGACACATGATAATTCTAACAACAGCCCGTCCAGAATATCTTAGGATGCATACCGAAGTAGAATTACATGAAAATTATGTTCCTTATGATAGGTTAATTATGGGTATAGAAAGAGGTCCTCGTTATTTAATTAATGATATGGATCCAAATAAACCTGGAGAACGGGCTATTGCAATAAATTTAGAAAGAGATAGAGGATTATGAGTAAACAATATTCAATGTTTATCGGTAGATGGCAACCTTGGCACCAAGGGCATCGATGGTTAATAGACCAGCGTTTAAATGAAGGTAAAAACGTATTAATTTGTATTAGAGATGTGGAACCAAATGAAAAACAACCTTGGACTGCACAAGAAGTTTTAGTAAATGTATCAAAAGAATTAGATGGTTTAATACAAGAAGGTAGAATAAAAATAATTATTATACCTGATGTTGAGTCAATAAATTATGGAAGAGGTGTGGGATATGATGTTATTGAACACATACCCCCTGAAGATATAAAAGAAATATCTGCTACTAAAATTAGAGCTAAGATGAGAAAAGATGGTAAGTTATAAAAGACACATTGCAAAAACAATTTCATGGAGAATAATAGGAACAATAGACACAGTAATTATTTCAGGGCTTATAACGGGTTCTTGGGTAGCAGGGTTAGCTATAGGAGGGGTAGAAGTTATCTCCAAAATGGTGCTTTACTTTCTACACGAAAGGGCTTGGTATAAATTTATTAAATTTGGGGTAAATGATAAAACAAAAACCTAAAATATTTGCACACGGTAGTTATATAGGAACTACTGGGTATGCAAATCATACAAAATCATTTTTTAGGGAACTTTCTAATATATATGATTTAAAAGTTAAAAATTTTACAGTAGGTAAATCTTGGGATGGGTATAAAGATGAGCCACATAATAATGAAAGTTATATTGATAATTTAGATAAAAAATTATTATGTTCCCAATACTTATGGGAAGGAGATAATTTATCTTCTAAAGATATTTATACTAAGTATTCTAATAATTTTAAACATGATATTAACTTAGTATTATGTGAAACTTACCATCACGTATTTTACCAAGATTATCAAGGACCTAAAATAGCATATAATGTATGGGAAACAACCCGTCAACCCAAAGAGTTTTTTAACCAATTAAATAAATTTGATCAAATTTGGGTTGCATCAAATTGGCAAAGAGATTGTACTATAGAACAAGGAACAGATCCTGATAAAGTAAAAGTTGTCCCGGAAGCAGTAGATTCTACTATTTTTTTCCCTAATGAAAAAGCCACTCTTCCCGAATATGATGATGGGAGGTTTAAATTTACAATGTTTGGCAGATGGGATTACAGAAAATCAACTAAAGAAATTATAGAATCATTTTTAGAGGAATTTAAAGAAGATGAACCTGTAGATTTAATTTTATCTATAGATAATCATATGGCTAAAGATAGTTTTAAAACAACAGAAGAAAGATTAAAGCATTATAATTTAGTTGACCCAAGACTAAAAATAAAACATTTTCCTAGTAGGGAGGAATATATAAAGTATCTCCAAAAAGGTCATGTATTTTTATCTTGTGCTCGTTCTGAAGGGTGGAATTTACCCTTAATTGAAGCTATGGCTTGTGGAACACCGTCAATATACTCTAATTGTAGTGGGCAATTAGAATTTGCAAAAGGTAAAGGATTACCCGTAAAAATAAAAGGTACTATACCTGCAATAGGAGGAGAATATAGTATATATTCCCAATCAGATCTCCCAGGAGAATTTTATCAACCGGATTATAGTGATTTAAAAAAAGTAATGAGAGATGCTTATGTTAATTATAAGAAACATAAAAAACAAGCATTAAAAGAATCTATTAAAATAAGAAAAAAATTTACTTGGGCTAATATAGCAGAAATTGCAGAAAAAGAAATTGACCATTTAGTAAGTAATCTTCCCCCTAATAAAATTGAAATAAGTTTTATTGATGGTCCTAAAGTAGAAGTAATAGGTTCTAATTTTAAAAATTACAAGGTAGAATTTATAGATAGTAGAACAGATAAATTAATACATTCTTCTACTATTAGTAATAATATGTGGACTAAATGTAATAAATCATATTATATTCCTTGGACAATTAAAGTTAATGGTAAAATAGTACATAAATTAGATCTTGAAAATAAAGATGTTGTAATATCTATAGATTCTAAATCTATAGGAGATACATTAGCATGGACTCCTCAAATATTAGAATTTGCAAAAAGGCATAAATGTAAAATATCAGTAAGTACTTTTTTTAACAAATGGTTTCAGGGATTAAAAGAATATAAAGATATAACTTTTATAAAACCAGGTGATAAATTTAATGCTTATGCTTATTATAAAATAGGATGGTTTAAAAATAAAGAAGGAAATTGGCAGAATTTTGATAATCATCCAACTCAAGTAAATACAATTCCTTTAATTCAAGCGGCAACAGATATATTAGATTTACCTTATATAGTTAAAACATCACCAATAAATTTTACTCCTTTAAAAAGACCTATTAAGGACAAATACATATGTATTGGGCCTCAATCTACTGCTGGTTTAAAAGAATGGCCCCACCAAAACTGGAGAAAATTAGCTAAACTTTTACATTCTAAGGGATATAAAGTAGTAAGTTTATCTTTAAATGGATTTAAAGGGACTAATATAATTAATAAATCAAACCTTCCTTGGGATGAATTATTTAATTACTTATACCACTCAGACTTATTTATAGGTTTAGGTTCTGGTTTATCTTGGATTAATTGGACTTTAAATAAACATACAGTAATGATAAATAATTTTGTTCCTTATGGTTACGATATACCTAATAATTTAACTAAAATAGAAAATTATAAAGTATGTAATGGTTGTTGGGTAAATAAAGATTATGTATTTGATGCTGGAGATTGGGATTGGTGTCCCGTATATAAAGGAACAGAAAAACAACATATATGTCAAAAATCATTAACTGTTGAACAAGTATTTAGTAAAGTAGATAAACTTTTAAAATAATCAAATAATTATTAATATTTATAAACAAAACAAAAATGAGTAAAGCAATTAAGTTATCGGAAGAAGAATTAAAAACTCTTAGGGATTATCAAAAAACCCAAAACCAAATTACTTTTAATCTAGGTAATGTAGATATTCAAAAAGCTATATTAGAAGGTCAAAGAAGTCAAATTTTAGACAATTTAGCTAGTTTACAAGAAAAGTCTAATAAAACAGCTAAAGAATTACAAGATAAGTACGGTGAAGGAAATATTGATTTAGAAACTGGAGAATTTACTTTAACAGAATAGTTTTTTGAAAAGGTTTTTAATATTTATAATAAAACAATATTAAAATAAGAAAATAAAATGGCAGAAACGTTAATATCTCCCGGTGTAGCAGCAAGAGAAAATGATCAATCTTTTGTAACCTCACAACCAGTTGAAAGGGGTGCAGCAATTATAGGTCCAACTGTATTAGGTCCTGTTGAAAGACCCACATTGATTAGTTCATTTAGTTCATACCAAGCTTTATTTGGTGGAGCTTTACAAAGTGGTTCTAATGAATATACTTACCTTACTTCAATTGCAGCAAATCAATATTTTCAAAATGGTGGAAATTCATTATTAGTAACTAGAGTAACGTCAGGATCATTTAGTTCTGCAACTTCTACTTTAATCCAAAATACTGTTCAAGAATTAACAGGGGGATTAATTGGTAATATAGTTGGAGATCTAACTACATCAGGTGACGCTCAATTATCTACTTTTAGTGAAACTGGTGTATTTAATAATGTTCCTTTACCTGGGGGTGAGAATGGAATTGAAGCATCAGCTTCTATAACTGTAAGTAGTGCAAATGGTTTACTTTGGGTTACATCAACATTTACTCCACAAGGGGATGCACCAACAACAACACAAGATGGTACTACTGGTGCTATCACATCTTTAACTGGAGCAGGTTCTAATACTAGTGGTACTGGAGCATCAATTACAGTAACAGTTGCAGGAGGGGTAGTAACTACCGCTACAGTAACAGCTGCAGGATCAGGGTATAGTGTTGGAGATACATTAGTTGTACTCGCAGAAACACTTCAAAGTGATGGAAATATAGGTGATGTAACTGGAAATCTAACTATTATTATAGGTACTACAAATTTAACAGGTCAAATTACATCTATAGTAGTAACAGAAGATGGTGAAGATTATATTGTAGGTGAAACTATTACTATAGATAATGCATTAATTGGATTAAGTGGTATAGATCCAATATTAACTTTAACAAATCCTTCTATAGAAAATGGAAATGCATTTGAATTAGAAACTATTTCTGAAGGGATTGTTATGAATAACACTAACCCTGTAGGATCAGATACCGGAGGTACTGAGCTACCAGGAGGGGCACTAGTAAGTGGTTCATCTAAAAATGTTAGATGGGAAATTACAAGTGTAAATACTGCATCTGGTGTATTTTCTTTAGCAGTTAGACGTGGTAATGATAATAACAATAATAAAGTAATATTAGAACAATATAATAATGTTTCATTAGATCCATTTTCACCAAATTATATTGCACGAGCAATTGGTGATATTTCAACTAATTTAGTAACAGAAGGAGCAGATACATTCTTACAAGAATCTGGTTCATTTGCACAAATTTCTAACTATGTTAGAGTAAAATCAGTTAATTCACCTACCCCAAATTATTTTAATAATGATGGTAGCGCAAAAACCGAATATACCGCATCCTTACCAATGATTGGGTCAGGTTCATTTGATGGAGCAGTTGGTGCAAATATTCCAAATGGTAGAGCTGCTAATTTTTACCAAAACATTAATAATATTGATGCACAAGGGTTAGTAGGATCTGATTATAATAATGCAATAGCGCTATTAGCTAGTCAAGATGATTACCAATATAATGTAATATCAGTACCTGGTTTAACTAATCAAGATCACGCAGCCCAAATCACTAGTGTAATGAATAATTCAATTTCACGTGGTGATAATATTGCGGTAGTTGATTTAGTAAGATATAACTCACAAATAAATGCGGTAACAAACCAAGCAGGTGGAATTGATAATAGCTATACAGCTACATATTGGCCATGGTTGCAAACTGTTGATCCAAATTCAGGACAATTAGTTTACATCCCAGCTTCTACATTTATACCAGGTGTATATGCGTTTACAGATGCTTCAAGTGATCCATGGTTTGCACCAGCAGGTATTACTAGAGGAGGAATGGGACAAGTTGTTAGAGCTGAAAGAAAATTAACTTCTACTAACAGAGATACTTTATATGAAGCAAATGTTAATCCAATTGCTACATTCCCACAACAAGGAGTAGTAGTATTTGGACAAAAAACATTACAAAAAGCAGCATCAGCATTAGATAGAGTAAATGTACGTAGATTATTAATTACTCTTAAAGATTTCATTTCTCAGATTGCTGATAATTTGGTATTTGAACAAAATACAATTGCAACAAGACAAAACTTTTTAACACAAGTAAATCCATATTTAGAAAGTGTTCAACAAAGACAAGGATTATATGCTTTTAAAGTAGTAATGGATGAAACAAATAACACACCAGATGTAATAGATAGAAATGAGTTAATTGGACAAATTTTCTTACAACCAACTAGAACAGCTGAATTTATTATGTTAGATTTCAATGTATTACCAACTGGAGCAACATTCCCAGCATAAAAACTAAAAAGATAAATATTTATAATAAAATAAGAAAATAAAATGGCAGTATTAAACCCAAACGAAGTATTTTTCACAGCTTTCGAGCCAAAACAAAAGAATAGATTTATCTGTTTTGTGGATGGATTCCCTGCTTACATTATGAAAGGTGTAGGAGCTGTAACTGTATCACAAGGAACAGTACCTTTGAATCACATTAATGTTCAAAGATTTGTAAAAGGTAAAACAACTTGGGGTACCATTCAGTTTACATTATTTGACCCAATCACTCCATCTGGTGCACAATCAGTAATGGAATGGGTTAGATTACACCACGAATCAGTAACTGGTAGAGATGGTTATAGTGATTTCTATAAGAAAGATCTTACAATCAATGTACTAGGACCTGTAGGTGATATTGTATCAGAATGGATCATCAAAGGAGCAATGATTACAGAGGCTTCATTTGGAGATTTCAACTGGGATACTGAAAATGCTGCTCAAGAAATTACAATGACTGTACAACCAGATTATTGTGTATTAAATTTCTAAAAATTTTACCCACCCCTAATTTGAAAAATAGCTTGGCTTCGGCCGAGCTTTTTTTTATATTGAACGCCAATACTAAAAGGAATAGTTCTTTGACATTTAAAAATAATAAGATATGGAAAATTTAGAATTTGTTTTAGGTGTCCTATCCACAGTAGGTGTATTCTTAGTAGGGTATGCTTCGATAGGAGTGTTTAAGGTGAAAACCAAAGTTAAAGATGTCATACAATCTGTAGATAATGCTTATTTAGCTATGGATGAAATAGGCAAAGATCATTACAATAATATTAATGATTTACGATTAGATTACCAAAATCAAATTGATGAAATTTATAGGCAAATAGATTCAAGATTTGATAAATTTGAAAATAAAATAAATAAATAATACTAACCCGTTTTAAGAACTTTCCTTTTTAGTATTTATCAACGATAAAAACGTTTTAATTAAATAAAGATTATGGCTGAATTTAAATTTCCAAGTGAAGAAGTAGAATTACCATCTAAAGGTTTAATATATCCTAAAGATCATCCCTTATCAAGCGGTAAAATAGAAATTAAATATATGACTGCTAAAGAAGAGGATATTCTAACTAATCAATCCTACATTAATAAAGGAACAGTATTAAATAAATTATTAGATTCTGTAATTTTAACTGAAGGAGTTAAACAACAAGATTTAATATTAGGAGATAAAAATGCAGTATTAGTTGCTACTCGTGTATTAGGGTATGGAGCAGAATACAAATTTACTTATAGGGGAGAAGAAAAAACTATTGATTTATCAACTTTAGAAAATAAAGAATTTGATGAATCTTTAATTACTCAGGGTAAAAATGAATTTTCTTTTATTTTACCCCATTCTAAAACTCCAATTACATATAAAATTTTAACCGGGGCAGACGAAAGTAAAATTGATAGAGAATTAGAAGGATTAAAGAAAATAAATAAAAACGCAGCTCCAGAATTAAGTACAAGATTAAAATATATTATTACATCAGTTAATGGAGAAACAGGAACTAAAGAAATTAGAGAATTTGTTGATAATTTTTTACTAGCTATAGATTCTAAAGCACTAAGAAAACATCTTAGAGATACACAACCAGATGTAGACCTTCGTTACATAGACGAAGATGGGAAGGAGGTAGCCATCCCCATTGGGATTAGCTTTTTTTGGCCTGAGCTCTAAAATAGCTCCTCAATTTAGGGTAGGGTTATTCACACAAATACACTCTATATTATTTCATGGTAAAGGTGGATATGATTATCATACTGTATATAATATGCCAGTATGGTTGCGTAAGTTTACTTTTAAACAAATATCTGACTTTTATGAAGAAAAAAACAAAGCACAAAAAGCAGCACAAACTTCAGGTAAAACCTCACTAGTAGGAGATGATGGGAAAATTAATGCTCCTGCATTTAAGAATGCTTCTAAGCCATATCAAAATAAAAGTAGCTATAAATAGTTGCTTTTTTTAATATTTATAATAAAATCTATTAATGGCTAAGTCTCCTGAAGAAATCCAAAAACAACTAGAACGTATAGCAAAACTATACCAACAATTAGGTGAAAAAAATCCTTTTGCTAAAATGGATCCTGCTAAAATTTCAGCCTCTACAGATGAAGTTAAAAAATTAGAAATCGCTATAGTAGGTGCTACTACTGCAGTTACAGCAATGAATGCTGAGGTTGATGATATAAGATCAGCTTTTATGGCTACTGTAGGTGAAATTAAAAAAACTACTGTTGGGTTAAATATGAGTACTAGAGTATTTAGAGATTTTGGTAGTATAGCTCAACAAATTAAATATGACCAAGAGGGTATTGTAGATTTAACAGAAAAAGATGTTAAAGCTCTTAGAGAAAAATTTAATATAACTTTATCTAATTTAGAAGCATCTAAAGGTCAATTAGAATCCGATAGACAAAATCTTTTAGATAGACAAGCAGCAGGAGAAAATGTTAACAAACAACTAGAAAAAAATAGATTAGCCCAAAATGCTATTAATGCAGAGTACAAAAATGAAATAGGTAATGTAGCATTATTAAATGAAAAACTAAAAGAAACCGAAAAAATTCAAGAGGACACTGGTAAAAACATGGGTACTTTTGGAAAATCTGTAGGTGGTCTAGGTGATGTTTTAGATAAAGTAGGTGGAGGTAAATTTGGTAAAATGCTTGGTATTGAAGATGCTATGAAAGCTGGTACTAAAGAAGCAAAAGGTTTAGCTAAAGCAGGAAAAGCGGGAGATATAGGAAGTAAATTTAAGGTAGCAAATAAAATGATTGGTACAATGGCTAAATCATTAGCTAAAGCCTTAGGTCCTATTGCAATTATAGCTGAATTAGTTAAGGGTTTAATAGCTGCAGATAAACAAACTAATGAAATAGGTAGGTCAATGATGATGACCCAAAGAGAATCTATGAAATTCTCCAGAGACATCCAAACAGCTACAACTAATAATTTTCAATTTGGAATAACAGCAACCAAAGTTTTAGAAAATGTATCTGCATTAAGTAAACAGTTTGGTTTTATAACTGAATTTAGTGGTGAAACTTTAGTTAGTATGACAAAACTAACTTATACACTAAAAATAGGTGCTGAAGAAGCAGGTAATTTAGCAGCGGCATCAGAAGTAGCAGGTGAAAATTTTGAGGATAATTATAGGAATATATTAGCTGCTAGTTATGAACTACAACAACAGGCGGGAACTCAAATAGATTTAAGGCAAGTATTAACAGAAACTGGAAAAGTAACTGGTCAAATTAGAGCTAATATGGGGGGTAATACTGTTGAAATAGCAAAAGCAGTTACAAATGCTCGTTTATTAGGTACTGAAATGGGTACAATAGCAGCAGCAGGAAAACAACTTTTAGATTTTGAAAGTTCAATAACAAAAGAAATGGAAGCAGAAATGTTGCTTGGTAGAGATATAAATCTTGAAAGAGCAAGGGCAGCTGCTTTAACTGGGGATCAAGTAACACTTCAAAATGAATTAGCTCGAGAAATGGGCTCATTTGAAGACTTTACTAAAATGAACGTTATTCAACAAGAAGCTTTAGCTGGAGCAATGGGTATGAGTGCGGATCAAATAGCAGATATGTTATTTAATCAAGAAACTATGAATAAATC